GGGCTCCACCCAGTCGTCGCCGATCGGGTAGATACGGCCCGGACGCACCCGCCGCAGGCCGAGCGTACTGCCGTCGTCGTCGCGGACCTTCAACCAAAACCCGTTGTCGAAGATGCACACGTCGTGCACGAGGGCATCAAACAGCCGGTAGCTTGTCGTGCTCGCGTTCGGCCGGCCGATCAACACCGCCAGCGGATGATCGTTGAGCCGTTTGCGGTCGACATCCGAGACCCGCCGGAACGTGTGCAGGCCGAGCTGGGCGATGTTACGGGCCAGGAAATCCACCACCGTGCGCAGCTCCGGCTGTGCCCGCCACAGGGCGGCATAGTCGCGGTACTGGTTGCCGCCGATACGCATCGAGTAGACCGGCGGCGGCGCGGCGCGTTCCACCCCGCGTAGGGCACCGGATGAGACCACGAAAGCCATGTGGTGCTCCCCTATCCAGTGACTTGAATGAATTCGACCTGATCGCGTTCGATGACGACCTCGCCGTCAACGTGGGCCGCTGCCGCGCCGGGCTCGTGCATGGTGACGTTGCGCAGCACCAGCAGCGGACCGCGCCGGGCCCAGAGAATGCCCACGAACGCGCGACCGGAATGCAGGTTGACGATGACCTTCTTGCGCATCAGCGTGCGCCGGAAATCAAGCACGGCGATCGTCCCGGTGCCGGCCGTACATGACCTTGCTGGCGAAGGTCTCTTGCTGCGGCGGGTCCACGTTGGTCGGTCGGTTGCCGCCCCAAACGTGGGCCTCACCCGTGCCGCGTCGATAGTCCGACGGGCACGGCATCTGCCGGTCGGTCGGGGCGTGGCCGGTGAAGGCGACACCCCACAGCTCACGCAAGCTCTGCCAATCGGGATTGGCGTCGCAGTAACGGCACTCCCCCGGAGCGTGCAGCACCGATTGGTCACAGTGCGGCGGGGTACGGCTCGGGCACCCGCCGGACGGCGGCGGCAATTCAGCGAAATGCGTCATGACACCGCTCCCTCATCCTGGTCCTCGGTCTCGTCGGAGTCTTCGTACGCCGAGCGGCGCGGCTTGCCGGTGACCATGGCCCGCGACAGCGCGGTGACCAGGGCGGCAACCCCGTCAATCTTGTCGGCGGAACGGGCCCGGTCGGGTTTGACGTTGCCAGCCGGATCCATCGCCACCGCAACGTTGTCGACCATCCAGCGCATGACCGGGTTTGCGCCGTGGCGCACCAGGGGCTTAGCCGCGGTGCCCTGAAGCAGTAACCGGTTGAGCTGTTTCATGGGCGGGGATAGGGAGGCATACCCCTGCCGCACGGTGACCATCGGTGCGCCGTCGCCCTGGAGGTCGGTGACCAGTTGGGTGGCGTTCCACGGGTCGTACGCCAGCTCGACCACCTTGAACGCTGCCAGATCCTTGACGATCTGCGCCCGTACATACGCGTAGTCGGTGACCTCGCCGGGGGTCAGCCGCAGGTAGCCAAGTTTGACCCAGCTCGTGGCAGCGCCCGCGGTGCGATCGTCGAGCCTGCGCAGGTTCAACTCCGGCGTCCAGAACCGCCATAGCGCATCGTAGCCGGCGGCATCGTCGGGGAAGAGCCAGCACAGCGCCGTCAGGTCTGAGGTGGACGCTAGGTCGAGCCCTCCGAACGCTTGCCGCCTCTTGAGTTTCGTCTCCTCCACGATGCTCGCGTTGCGGTCCCAGACGGGCAGCTCGAAGTAACGGGTTTCCTGCCGGGTCCGGATCCCGAGGTGCAGACGTAGAAAGTTGGCGAGGTTCACCGGGTTCTGTTGTGCCTTGGATGCCTCATCGGCGAGGAACGCCTTAGTAGGGCTGACACCGTATCCGGGATTGGCTTTGCGCCAGGTCGATTCGATAAAGGGGTCATCAAGCTCGTCGGCAGCGAACACCACGCCGTACACGCTGGGCCGCTTGATACCGCCGCGGGCCAGCCGTTCGATGTAGTCGCGCTTGTGCGCGTATACGCTGTTCGGGCGGCCATCATCGGCGGTGGTGATGGTGATGACCAGCGGCTGGGAGCGGGCACCCGTGCCGGACTCCACCGCGTTGACCACCTCGGCGGTCTTGTGGATGTGTAGCTCGTCGATCCCGGCGGCGTGAATGTTCGCGCCGTGCAGTAGGTCACCGATACTGGCCGCGACCGCGAAATAGGAACCGGTGGACTGCTGCACGATGCGTGACTGCAACGCTCGGATCCCCGCCTGCTTCAACTCCGGCGACGAACGGGCGAGCTGGGCAGCCGGGTCGAAACAGTGCCGGGCCTGCTTTTCTGATCCGGCGACGGCGAGCACTTGGGCGCCCGCTTCGCCATCGGCGAATGCGAGCACCAGCAGTAAGCCGGAGAGCAGGGTAGTCTTGCCCGCCTTACGCGAAACCTCCACATAGACGCTACGGACGATGCGGACGTAATCGCCGTCCTCGTTCTTCGCCACCCAACCAAAGACGGGAGCGAGGATGTATGCCACCTGCCAGGCGTCCGGGATCAGCTCGCGGCCGGCCCACTTGCCCTGCGTGTGGCGTAGGCAGCGCAGCGCGGCTATAACCTTGTCCACCCGGGCCGCATCGAACACCGCACCGGGGTAGCCGCTCGGCTCGGGCGTACGGATGGCCGGGGCGCACCAGTCAGGTAGGGTGTAGCCGCGCGATTCCAGATACCAGGTGACCTCGGGCGACAGTTCAGGATGCCGGGATGCGCCGGCTCGGCGAGGCGGCTCTACCGTTGATGCCGGTTTTGGCGCTGATTCACGTGGCGGCCAGGTGATGCGATCGCCGCGGCGACGCTTGACGGGCATCGGGATTGTCGCCTCCCCGAGCCACGGCTTACCACGATCGATTCTTGGGCCGATGCTCAGCCGATAGCGATGAACGGGTTGGTGTCCCGCTCGCCGCCTGAGCCTTCCGCTTGAATGGTGCTGCGCCCGGACGGCGTCAAGCCGAAGACCTGAGCCAAAGAACGGATGGTATGCGCCGAGTCCCGCTGCACCGCCAAAGCCGGGTTACGGATCAGGGAACCCATCGAACTCTTGACCAGCACCGGGTACTTCGCGAGGATGGCGCAGGCCTTGCGGTGCGTCGCGACGGCCTCGCACAGACACAGCAACGCATCCCGATCCGCCGAGCTGGCCAGATGCATCACGGCCAGTTCCCGGACGGTGTAATCCCAGATCTTCCGGACGTCGTCGGCGATACCCTCCGGCGGCACGGGCAGGTCGCTACTGGCCAGCGGCTCGCGGGTGTTGATGCGGCTGTCCCGGTCACCACGCAATAGGCGCAGGTGTGTGGGTGTGGGTGCCGGACCTCGTTGTCCCATGAGCGCATTCCTTCTTTCTCGCATCGTCGAGTGTGGACCTCGCAGCAGAGGCAATGGCACGCATCATCAGCGGCGGCACGCTGTTGCCAAGCCTGGCGTATATCTGTGAATGGGTCGAGCTGCACCAGTCGTACTCATCGGGGAATGACTGGATGCGGATCGCCTCACCGGTGCGCAGGGTGCGATCCTCGATGGGGTGCAGCAGCTTAGGCTGTTTGAGTAATGTGCGCGCGGGCATGTCCCATCGCAGCCGATGCAAATCCCACGCCCTCGCAGCACGCCCGCCCGCAAGAAGGATGTCTTTACCGCTCGCGCCTTGCGGAATGAAGGGGATGAGACTGTCGAGTTGGGGCCCGAGCGGTGAAGACTCACCGATGCGGACAATGTCCGCCCAGGCATCACGGACCGTGCGATATCCGGCGACCGGCCCCGGATGCATCACGTCATCGGGCAGGTCGGCGCGGGTGCCGAGGAAGATCAGGCGCTCGCGTTTCTGCGGTACCCCGAATCGGGAAGCATCGAGCAGCCTCACGGTTACCCGGTAACCGGGTCCGGCAGCCTTGAGGGTTCGCAGCATCTCAGCGAACTTGAGCTTCATTTTGCCTTTGACCAGACCGGATACGTTCTCCATGACGAATGCGCGGGGCTGCCAGGCATCGAGCAGCCGAGCATATTGCCGGAACAGGTCGGAGCGCGGATCATCGACGCGGCGCTGTCCCGAGGTGGAGAATCCCTGGCAAGGCGGCGAGCCGTCGAGCACATCCAATTCGCCCGGCGCTAGGTCGAGTGCGGCCGGATCGAGGTC